CTTGTTGTCAAGGGATAAGTGCCAAACGGAATTCTTGACAATGTTTTTATAGGATGATAGAGTATGCCAAATATAGGCAGGTACTCTATGATTCAATTTCTGTCCAAGTTGTTTTCAAAAGTTCCAGAACCGTCTAAGCCCCAGGAACCTCCTCACGTTCATTCCTTTGAATTAATTGCAAAAACTATTGCGGAGCCAACAAATCCAAGTATTTGTACTATGGAAGCTCATCATCAATGTGGGGCACTTATTCCACAATCTGCATATCTAGGGGTTACTTCGTATCTTTGGGAGTGTACGGAGTGTGGATATCTTCGGAAGGAAGAACTTTTAGGCTCTGAGGAGCCAGCGCTTTCTACTATTCTTGCCAAGGTCGATGAACAGGGATTAATTAAAATTGTACGGGGTGGGAAAACATATCTCGTGGGACCTCTTGAAGAGCCTCGTCAACCCGGAACGCTTCCTGTCCGGTAGTATCATATATGGAATTTTTTTATGACAGAGGTTGTCTACACGAATGGGGATGGCTTGATCCAACGCAGACCACGGGAAAGAATATTCTTGGACAAAAAGTGTCCTGCTGGGGGCAGGATGGAGTATGTAAAAAATGTAATGCCACCACATGGAGAAAAATAGAAAAGGAGACCATTAATGAACATTCAACGGAAGGAACTTCGTGATATTCGGGCGCTTTCTCCATGGGAAAAGAACCCCAAGACGCTTTCAAAGATAGAATTTATTCGTCTAAAAAAACAAATTCAACGATTAGTGGTATATAAGCCGCTCATTATTACCAAAGATGGAGTAGTTTTGGGTGGCAATAGCCGACTACGGGCATTTCAGGATTTGGGAATCCGTGATGTGTGGGTTTCAGTGGTAGAAGCGCCAACCGACGCAAAAAAGCTAGAGTATTGCTTGAGTGATAATGACGTAGTTGGATCGGTAAATGAGGAAGAGTTGGTAAGTCTATTAACCGAAGAAGACGGAAATATCCCCCTTGAGGATTATAAAATAAATCTAGGATCGATTTCTTTGGATAAACTTATAACCAGGTTTGGGCCGGGAGATGAATTTTCTATTGATGAAACGAAGGATAAAAAGAGTAAAAAGGAAATTACCTGTCCTGAGTGCGGGGTAAAATTTTATGAATAATGATGTCCCAAAGGGAATTGCCGTTGTAGCCGATAAGCCGGTATTGAAAAATGGGCGGAAGACGAATGAGAATAAAAACAATTGGCTGGCGGTTAAGCAGGAATATCTCGCAAATCCAACCAAAACACTCACTGATATTGGTGCTACGTTCGGTATCCCCAGGTCCACAATGGCTAAAAAATCTTATCTGGAGGGATGGGCGAAGCAACGGGATATATTATATATGGAGGTAGATAAGCGAGCGAAGGATATGCAGGTTGAAAAACTTGCAGCGCTGGTAACACGTCACGCTCTAATGGGAAAGTTTCTTCAAAAAACGGGAATAGAAGCTATTAAAAGTAAAAAGGTACGGATTAAAAATGCAAAAGATGCTCTCGAGTATACCATTGAAGGTATCCGTATTGAACGGGAGGCTGAGGGATTAGATAAACAAGCACCGCAAATTGTTAATATTGTCGCCCAGCAGCAGGGGGTTATCGATAAATATAAACAATAATCTATGCGCTTAATAATCCCCGGGGAACTTACGGATTTAAACACATATATTAATAGGGAACGGGGAAACCGCTATGCGGCGGCGGCAACCAAGGAGGAGGACACTAATCGGGTATATTGGGAATGTAAGTCTCAAAAACTTAAATGTATTAATGTAGCTGTTTTTGTCTCCTGTACGTGGTTTTGTAAAAACAAAAGGAAGGACAAGGATAATATTGCATTTGGGAAAAAATCGATATTAGATGGGTTGGTGAAGGCAAAAGTCTTATCTAATGATGGGTGGGATCAGGTCGTAGGATTTCAGGATACGTTTGTTATAGACAAAGAAAATCCTCGTGTGGAAATAGAACTGAATGTTTTAGACAAACATTATGCATGAAAACAAAACGTAGTTTTCTAAAGTTGGATTACATTAGAAGTTTTCAGCGTAAGAAGAGGCCGAGGGTTTATGACATTCCGACTGAAGACTGGGTAGTGTTGAGAGATTGTGATAAAGAGGATATAAATCTTATTCTTGATATCCTTGGAGGATTAAAGAATGGAACGATAAAACCGGAAAATTATGGAGTAGAAAAAAAACTTACATGGAGAAAATACTTAAAAAGATATAAACTTGGTCCTCTTCCCAAAAGAGAGAAAAAATTCATACCAAAATTTACTATGCCGGAAAAATCGATTGAAGAAATTGTAAAATCTGCTATTTTTGTCGAAAAATCCACACCTAAACCATTGAAAACGGAAGCTCCTTCGACATCCATCACCCCAAATATTGACAAAAAAGCGTTCATTGAGGGAGAGTTTACTATTGTTGATAAGGAAAATAAGGAAATTCCATTCCGTTTAAATTCCGTCCAACAAAAATATTATAACGCTCTCACAACCGAATATGGGAGCGGTATGGATGGAGCAAGAGAGATAATCCTAAAAGCGCGGCAGGAGGGTTTTTCCAGCTTGATTCTTGCTATGTTTGCATGTGATTTCATCACTATACCGAATAGTGTAAGTATTTGTATCTCCCATAACCGGGGAGATACGGAAAAATTGTTCCGTAAGGTACATCATTATATTGAATCGTATTGTAGAAAAAATGGATTTGATCCGAAACAATATTTAAGCATGGATACGAAGGCAGAACTTGAAAACGCGACAAATAAGGCGTTCTTTTATATTCGAACCGCAGGATCAAAGATTGGAGGACGAGGAGGAACAGCTACAAATATTCACTTTTGTCTTTCTAAAAATCAAAAAGTTATTGGTAAAGATGGGTATGTCTACCCGATTTGTGGTCCGCCTAAGCACATTCTCGATGGAAACGGTAGTTTAATTAAAGTATTCGGAGTAGCAAAGAAAAAATGTGATCAAGATATGAAAAGAATTTTCCTTTATGGAAACTTACCGTTTCCTATTGAAGGGACACAAGATCATAAGTTGCTTTGTAGAAGTGGAAATAATCGCCTCAATAGTAAAGGGGTTTGGAAATTCATGAAAGATATAACAAATGAAGATTATGTCGCATTTCCTATAACAAATATTATCCGTAGTTTTAAACAAAATAAGTTTAAAAAACATGGAAAAATAACAATAGAAATGGATGAATCTTTTGGAGAATTCTTGGGTTGGTATATTTCTGAAGGAAGTTTGGGATCTGGTAGAGTTGATTTAACAATTAACAAGAATGAAGTGAAATATATTTCTCATTTATTAAATAAATTAAAATCATATTTTTCTTCTTATTCTGTTTATGATAGAGGTGGTAGCAACGGACGAGTCATTTCGATAATGGGAACTCAACTTAGAGATTTTGTAGAATTTACCATGGGAAGAGTCGATAAGAGAATACCAGATTCTTTTTTCCTTTATGGAAAAGATTTTCTTCGTGGGTTATTGCGCGGATTATTTTTAGGAGATGGAACATTTTCTTGCCAAGGGCAGGCTAGTTTCACATCTTGGCGTTCTAATCTTATTATTCAAGTAAAGCGTCTACTTATCTCTCTTCGAATTGGGTATCCTTCGATCTATATTAAAAATTCTTGTGAAACTGTTGGCTTTGGTAGAAAAATTCACACAAAAGAATCTTGGACCATAATGATATCAGGATCAGGTTATACGAGATTACGAAAGTTTTTAGGATTTGTAAAAGAGAATCGTGTTGATGGTCGATCTAGTGGATATAATAAATATTGGAAACACGGCGTCTCGTATAATTGGATAAAAGTTCATCACGTTGAAGATATGGATCGAGAGGAAGAAGTTTTTGATATTATTTTAAATAAAGATCCCCACTCTTTTTGTTTAATTTCTGGTGTTTCGAGCAATAGTGAGGCTGCGTTCTTCGAGTCAACCGAAAAGATTACCGCAACAGAAATTATTGAGGCTACAATTCAACAAGTTCCACAAGGTAAGGGAATGATTTTTTTGGAGAGTACGGGTGGGGACTATGGAACGTATTTCCAGATGGCGTGGGAAAAGGCAAAACGGAATGAGATTATTTATAAACCGCGTTTTTTCAGTTGGGAAGAGTTCTATAATGATGAGTTTATAGAAAAGAAGCGTTTGGAATATCAAACGGAAGAAAAATTCCTTACAGATTATCCAAAAACTGACGAGGAGGCATTTATTCATACGGGGTCTCCTTTTTTTGACCGTAAAATCCTCAAATGGATGCGGGACAATCTACAAAGAGAACCATTAAGAATGGGAAGACTCGCATCAGACGGAGAAATGATCTAAATATGAGTGATTTATCAAAGATGTTGCCAGCATTTCGGGTATACCGGGAACCTGAGCGTGATGAGCAGTTTTGTATTTTTGGTGATCCTGCTGACGCGAGGGATTTTTGTGCGGCCACAGCGGTAAGTAAAAAACATGGAGATTTTCCGCTCGTTTATAACGAATTAACGGAAAGTTCTCAGTTTGGTTACGAGATCGAGAAGATGGCAAAGTATATTCAACATCGGACGGGATTTTGGCCGAACGTTGCCGTTGAGCGGAATACGGGCCAAGGAACAATTCATGTGTTGTCTACGTTAAACTATCCTAATTTGTATCGGATGCGGATTTTTGACTCCGCAACGTATAAAGAAAGTGAAAAGATTGGGTGGCTGACAACCGAATCTACACGTCGTAAAATGTTGGATGATTTGTCTTTAGCCGCTCGACAGGGTGTTGCAAAGGTGTATGACAGGGAAGTTATAGATCAAATGTTTTCTTTTGTGGTAAAGAAGGGAAAACCACAGGCGGAATCTGGGAAAAAGGATGATTTGGTTATGGCAACTGCGGGGGCATGGCAACTCTACCTTACGGTACCGCTTCAGTATGCGGATGAAGAAAATCAGGAGTGGAAAACCGACAAAGACAAATGGAGGTTTAAATGAGTAATACAAGTAATACAGTTCAGGAATTTAATGAATTTACTCAACGGAGTATTTCTTCTGAATATGAAAAAGAGAAGAAAAATAATGAACGGGTTTTTTCCGAAATGGTTCAGCGGATGAGACCGGACATTTTTGTACTTATGGATCTACTCGATCAGACCGGGGTAAATCCGTTCATTCTTTATAAAGTTATTCGACAACTAAATAATATCGCAATTGGATCGGGGTGGGGAGAAGTGACGGTTCTCGTTAATAATCGAAAGGCGGTTCGGGTTGCAGGACAGGATACGGAAAAAATGGATGATGATGTGATTTTAAGGAAGAGTTCTTGACAATATTGAGATAGAATGATATATAATTCGAAAAGGTACTAAGCAGTAAACTGCGAAAGACCAACAATATTTCGTTTTGACGAATTTTTTGTTGGTCTTTTTTTGTGGAATATGACCAAATTTACACCATCTACAAAACAGACAGAAGAAGACGAACTTTTTCCTCAACTAAACCGACATTACGAGCTGGCAACAAACGAAACCGATAAGAGGAGAATAGGAAGCGGAAGATCTGGTTCTATTTCGTTTGATGAAGCAGATGAACTATTCCGTTCTTGGATAAACGAAAATAAGTGGCCATATGATGCGCTTCTTTTTGATCCCCGTGTTTTTACTTTTATTTTTGAGAAAAATTCCCGTTTGTTTGCTAATAAATTACGGGGCAGGTTGTTGCCAAGGGAGGGCGGAGATGTCCTTGCGGCACACATCAACAACGAATTGTTGAATTTTCAGTGGGATCAGGCAGATCATAACGGAACCATGCTTGAAAAGTGGCAGATGATGGATTTAAATACAAGGAAATATGGAGCAGCATTCTCTCTTTGCAAGTGGCGATATGAAGTTGATCCGAAGGGAAAAGTAGTTTTTGACGGACCGGAGATGAGACTATTGGCGAATCGTGACTGTCTACCCGATCCGTCGGCGACAAGCATCGAATCATGCAATTGGTTTCAGGCTCGTGAGTATATTACACTTCAGGAGTTAGAACAGGTGAACGATCAGGCACGTACAAAACCCGTCTACAAAAATCTCGATAGGCTTCGTGAAATGTTGAGTAGTAAATCAACAAAAGGCGGAGATACACGATCAATCAATTGGTTGTCCAGAAATAGAACAATATCTGGATTAACCGAAGATCCTCACGGGCAAGATGAAGTTTTTAAAACTGTTGAGATCGTTACAGAATATCGTAGAGATAAGTGGTACACCTTTTCACCGAAACATGGCGTAGTTTTAAGGGAGATTGATAATCCATACGGTAATTATGAAATCCCTATAGTATTGCTTCGATATTTCCGCATAGATGACGATCTCTATGGTCTTTCAGAAATTGAACCCGTCAAATCACTCCAGAAGGCAATTAATGCACTACTTTGTCAGTATGTGGATGAAATAAATCAGAAGCTTTATTCTCCCATCGCTATCGGTCCCGGTGTAAAACAATATACGCTTGAATGGGGTAAAGGAGCAAGGTGGCAGATGAACAACCCAATGACTGATTTCCGGTTAGTGGAATCTCAATCAAACGCTGCACAATTTTTTAGCACAACATATTCCATGCTTGTTGCTTCTCTTATGAACGCAATCGGAGAAACATCACTTGGAGTTTCTAATATCGGACCGTTTCAAAGGGATAAAACAGCAACGGAAGTAAAGCAGTTAACTCAACAAAGGAACGCCCGCGATGCATCAAATCAAAATTCACTTGCCGAAGCAATTGAACGGCAGATGATGCTTTGGCATCAGATGAATCAGAAAATGCTCTTCACTGATCCTAAAAAACGGTCTTATGTCATTCGAATTGTCGGAAAAGATGCGATTCAATATTTTAGAGAACGGGGATTGGATAAATATGGTTTAACCGATGAGGCATCCGTGTTTTTGCAGGAAAATCCTTCTCAGAATGCATCTGATTTTGAAACGCCGCTTTTCCCTATAAACAAAGGAACAGAAAAAGAGGCAGACATCGTGCCGAAGTTTTCCTATGAAAAACTGGGTCAGATGGGAAAGCTTGTTGTCGAACCTGAAGACCTTGAGGGGGATTTTGATTTCATAGCGGATGTAGAAAGCATGGCATTAAATTCTGGAAAAGATGAACAGGCGGGACGGGATCAGGCAATGAAAACCATCCTCACATCAGCCAATACGCTACAACTTCTTCAGCAGGAAGATGTAAAACCAAAATTTAAACAACTATTTATTGCGTGGTTAATTGATAATGGATTTAAAGACGCAAT